GGAAAGAATGACAACGTTTACAACAGATGACAGAGAAGAAGCGTACAAAAAGATAGTGGCGGAAGCACCTAACCAGCCCGGCTACGAGGATGCAGTACCTATTCCACCCGTTAACCAAAAACCAAAAGAACTAACAGACGAGGAAATAAGTAAGGTTGGTGAGGAAGTTTTTGGATATAGCTTTACTGCATTTGAGGTAGCCGATCATTATTTAAATTTTGCTAGAGCAATACTAAGAAAGGCACAAGAGAAATGAGAAACAACATCCCGCACATCGTAGATGAAGGCGCAAGCGTACTTGAGAAGCTGTCCGATGATTTTAAAAAAGGACATGCGACTGGGTATTCTGTAAGCGTACTAACGATACGAGAGTTGAACAGGAAGATCGAGATGTTAGAAGCCGAGTGCCAAGCATTACGAGAACAACTAGATGCAAAAGCATAAAGACTATTTTGAAATGACTCAGGAAGAAGTTGCCGAGGCTATGGGCGTGACTCGGGGTACGGTCGGGCAGATTGAGAAAGAAGCTGTAAGAAAACTAAAGAAGATTTTAGCTGAGCGTGGGATAGACGTTAAAGAATTGTTGGAGGATGAATGAGCGTACTTAAACGGGTGACAAAGATAGATGGTCGGCTAGTAATGAGACCGGCTAAGTATCATCCGAACCCCGAGGAATGGTACGGGTTGCGAGACCTAGTAATACTGGAACAAGACAACGAGTGTGGTGTGTGTTGGCGATCCGGTGAGCACTACAAGATGGAGTTACATCATAGGCACTACGACACATGGGGTAACGAGAATTTAGAAGACGTGATCCTGTTATGCATGAGTTGCCATGATGCGATTACGAGTGTGATTAGAAGTAGAAGGATGGCAAAGGGTGATCAAACAATTAAGAAAACCCCAGTCAGAAAGGCCGTAGCAAAAGTATCAAGGCCAAGAAGGAAGAAGGTTGCAGTACCAAAAGCAAAGGCAGAGAAGAGAGCAGTTAAATCTAGGAAGCCGAAGACCCGAGTAGTTAAATTAAAAAAGGAGAAGTGAAATGGCTAAAGGCTATTTGCAGTATGAGTGTGAGTTAAGTGGTGATTCTTTAATCATGCATAACGGACAGACAGCAGACCCACTAAATCATTTTAGTAAGGCGATGAAAGAGATTAGTGGTAAGCGTAAGAAGACCGATGCGGACTACGAAGCAATGGCTAACATTGAGTATCAAGCTGGCCTGTATCTAAACAACAAGGGGCAAGTGATTGTGCCAAGTCGTGTGCTCGAGTCGGTACTGGTTGAAGGCGCAAAGAAATCTAAGGAAGGCAAGCTGGCCTTATCCGGTATGTTCGTGGACACCGATGGAATCCTAGAGTATGACGGCGGAGCGTTAAGCGTGAAGCAGTTAATGGAAAGTCCTGAGCACCGTATCTGCGTAGCGGTTCGGATTGGGATGGCAAAGGTTATGCGGACACGCCCACACTTTAAAAACTGGCGCACAACATTTAAGGTTTCAATCAATGAGCAAGTAGCAAACGAAGAGCAGTTAAAGCGTTGGTTAGAAGATGCCGGTAGCTATGTGGGTATTGGTGACTGGCGTCCACGTCATGGTCGCTATGAGTTAGAGAATTTTAAAGCCGTACGTCAGCCGTTGAAGAAAGTAGCTTAGTAGTTCGAGGGTTTCTTGTTCCGGTATGGCTCGGCGTGGCAGGTTTAGGCCGATTAAGGTATGGCGAGGGTTTCTAGGTACGGCGGGGCTTGGTCGGGTGAGGTAAGGTTCGGTGCGGGTATCATGGCGCAGTACGGCTAGGCTCGGCAGATCGGGGTCAGGTCTGGTAGGGGTTTCAAGGCGAGGAGTGGCATGGCGAGAACGGGTTAGGTATGTTCAAGCGAGGTGTGGTTTGGGTTTCGTGGTCTTGTGCAGTACGGTCAGGCTAGGCGGTGCATGTTGGGGTGAGGGCTTCACGGTTTGGGCGGGCGAGGTTGGGAGCGGTGCGGCGAGGCGAGCTACGGTGAGGGTTTTACGGCGGGTCACGGCGGGGTGAGGCAAGGAAAAGTAAGGCTTGATTTGGTATGGGTTTTGCGGCGAGGCGGGGCGAGGTGTGGTTCAGCCAGGTCTGTTCTTGCAACGTATGGTAAGGCGAGGGATTCATGGCGTGACTCGGCTAGGGGTGGCATGGTGGTGTCCGGCCAAGTATGGCTAGGTGTGGCGTGGTGAGGACTTCATGGTGTGGTATGGCGAGGCGGAATAAGGTTAGGTATGGTGATGCGAGGAAATCAAGGAGAAGAGAATGGAAATAGCAAGTGTAAGAGTACCGGAAGGGTACAAAGAAAAGATGGCATGGTTTGCACATCAGGGATTACCCTACATGGTTCAGCAAGATAACTGGGTAGATTTTAATGAGCAATTCACAGTAAACATTTGGTGGAATAACGAAGAGCAAACGTATCGTGCAACGGCCTACATGAAGATGGGTGGTCGGCCATACATTGAAAAAGGCATTGATTTATTTTGAGTGGTGGTTTACAATGACAACAGGGGGAAGTATGAGAAAAAAGAAAATTAAAATAGCAGTGGGAGAACCGTTAATTGGGCTAGACTTACGGCACTTTGATAGCTACACCGGAGTCAAAGACATATACCATGCGGTAGGCCGGACATCACGAACAGCAAGCGAAGCATTTAAAGATGTGGAATATGCGACACCTATTTGGAGATGTTCTACGGACTTTGATCGAAGTGTGCATTTTTTAAAACAGGTTTCCATTGGGGTTTTTCAGATAGGCATTTCAATTATTGGAATTATATTTTTTATTGTATGGATAACTAAAGGATAAACATGGAACGAGATGGCGGTAAAGGAGACGCACCGAGACCATTGGGAATACCGATGGATCAGTTTGATAAGCAGTGGGACGAAATATTTAAGGTCGGCAACAAAGAACCTGTTCCATTTGCTGGTTACGTAGACATAAAGGAGATTGAAGATGGGCAAGATTGAGGGGTATGTAGTATCGATTGGAACGTATGTCACAAAGTCTTATTACATTTCGGGTACGGGCGATGAGGAAGATGCGGTAGTGGATGCCTTAGAAGATTTTAAAGAAGACCTTGGTAGCCTTGAGTACGAGATTGAAGACATCGAGGTTTTAAATATTGATCCGGAGTATTACGAAGATGAATAAGCCAATAAGAAAAAGCTGGAATGAGCAATACCAGTTAAAGTTGGACTTAGGGGAAGGGGCTAACTGCCACGAGGCCTACGAAGAATACTTGGAGTATTACCGGCTTGAGGATAATACCGAGCGGTGGCTATTATTTTGTGCGGCATTTAAACGTTTTAACGAAGCCGCAGCGATGGCAGAAAAAGTGGGAGCTACGCTTCAATGAGTACGCCAGAGGTTAAGGTTAAGAATGCAGTTAAAAAACTATTGAAAGAAAACAATGCTTACTTTTGTATGCCTGTTAGTGGTGGTTTCGGTGCTTCTGGGGTGCCCGACATTATTGCTTGTTATCGGGGATTCTTTATTGGTATTGAATGTAAGGCGGGGAATAATACGCCTACTGCCCTACAGAAAAAGAACCTACAAGACATTGTCAATGCCGGAGGAGGAGTGGCTGTCATTAATGAGGATAACTTGGAGGATGTAGAAATCTTACTAAGAGCATTTGATAGAGCGTTGATTAACTTAGAGAAACTAAAGGAGAAGAAATGAATTGGATTACAAAAGAGGAAGTAGCTACAGAGCAAACTATCATCAAACCCGAGGGAATTCCCAAGGAAAAGGCCAAGCCAAAAAAGGCGGTGGGTAGTGACCCAGTAAATAGTCCTGACCATTACAAGGTAGGTGGCATAGAGACGATTGATTTTATTGAAGCTAAAAGCCTAGGCTACAATTTAGGCAACGTTATTAAGTACGTTACTCGAGCAGAGTACAAAGGTAAAAAGCTGGAAGACCTTAAAAAAGGTGCGTGGTACTTGGCACGAGAGATTGCCAACTTGGAGAAGAAATGAACGAACAAGATTTAAGAGACTGCTTTGCGATGTTTGCGATGCTGGGTATTATTACTACGCATAAAGGAGAAGACGCAGAATCAGCCTCAATAACTGCATATGCTTTTGCTGATGCTATGCTGGAAGCCCGTAAGCCCCAAGACGGCGAAGGCATTGTAGCAATTAAGAAAACAAGAAAGGCTAAAGAATGAAAATATTTGGAGTAGTTCTCTTAGGGTGTTTTATGGTTGTTGGGCAAAAGGTCTGTTACGCGCAAGTTCAAAACTGGAATGACAACGCATACAACTGGAAAAACAACGAGTACAACTTTAACAACAGCGCAAGCAATTGGGACAATAACCCATTAAATTGGAAAAACAATCCGAACAATTATGATTCAAGAAATGGGATATACAACAGCAACGGCCAAAGAGTGGGTTATGAAGTGGTTAGTCCGCAAGGCGTTAAGAACTATTTTAATGACAACGGCCAAAGAATGGGATATTCGCCTCGATGAAAAAGGGTATGCGGATCGTATTGGGCGAGGTGATTTCAGACGTATTAAAAAGGCTTCCCCCCGAAGTGCCAGAGTTTAAGAAGGTATCCGGATTTAGTGCAGACTACACCATCAATAAAACAAAGAGAAACATTAACGGATTGAAAGCGAGAAAAGTAAATGAACCACCAACAAATTGAAGACGATATTGCTAGGTTTTACAGTGTCACAGACCACATAAGGCTTTTAACCGAACAGTACATAGATAGTCCTAAAATAATGACTGAGGATGAGGTATGGAATCATTTAGCCGCATTAGAAGCTATGGTAGAGCTCTATACAAACAAACTAATGGATACGTACTGCCGGGTATACCAGCTAAATCAGTACGCTTCAGAGGAAGTAAAAGCAAAACGAGCAGCACTATTTGGTAGTCCCGAAGTCCAAAAAGCAATTAAGGCCGTTAAAAAAGAAAAGGAACAAGCAGCAATACTTGGTAGTCTCGGAGTTCAAAAAGCAATTAAGGCCATTAAAAAAGGGAAGAAATAATGGTGTATTTCTTTGTGATATGCTTTGTAATTTGGTGCATCTGGGTAAACGCTGAATGAATATAATAACAATCGACTTTGAAACCTACTATGCTCAAGACTTTTCACTCACCAAAGTAACTACTGAAGAGTATGTACGAGACGACCGTTTCGAGGTAATTGGAATTGCTGTTAAGGAGAATGGGAATGAAACACGATGGTGCACTAGTGACCTCGCTGGGATTAGTAGCTTTTTGGACAATTATGACTGGAATGGCTCTTGTGTTCTTGCCCATAATGCTATGTTTGATGCTGCTATCCTTACTTGGGTATTCGGTATTAAACCTATGGCGTGGCTTGATACCCTTAGCATGGCGAGAGCGATTCATGGCTCTGAAGTGGGTAACAGTCTTGCGAAGCTGGTTCAGTACTACAACCTAGGCGAGAAAGGCACAGAAGTTCTTGATGCCAAAGGCAAACGACGTAAAGATTTTAGCCCGGCGGAAATTGATGCGTACGGTGGGTATTGTATTAACGACGTGGAGTTAACTTACCGGTTGTTTCAGAAACTACTGCCGCACTTTAAGCTACCCGAGCTTAAGCTAATTGACCTGACGATAAAGATGTTCTCAGAACCCACACTGATGTTAGACACTCCGCTCCTTGAGGCGCACCTAGAAGACGTGAAGAATCGAAAAGAGATTTTGTTAGCGGCGGTGAACGAAGACCGTGAGTCGTTGATGTCTAATCAGAAGTTTGCAGAGCTCTTGATTAAGTGCGGGGTTGTGCCACCTACGAAGATTAGCCCAGCTACAGGCAAAGAAACCTTGGCGATGGCCAAAAGTGACGAGGGGTTTAAAGCACTGCTGGAGCACCCGGACGAGAGAGTACAAGCACTGGTCGCTGCCAGGTTAGGTAATAAGTCTACGCTGGAGGAGACAAGAACCGAGCGGTTTATTAATATATCAAAACGGGGATCGATGCCGGTACCCTTGCAGTATTATGCTGCCCACACTGGGCGCTGGGGTGGCTCGGACAAGATTAACTTACAGAATTTACCAAGTCGTGGGGCAAACGGTGGCAAGCTTAAGAAGGCAATCATTGCTCCTAAAGGCCACGTCATTATTGACTGCGACTCGGCACAGATTGAAGCACGGGTGCTGGCTTGGCTAGCTGGGCAAACAGATTTAGTTGAAAACTTTAAGGACGGAAAAGATGTTTACAAAATCATGGCTTCTGCTATCTATTCTAAGGCAGAAGATGAAATCACTAAGGAAGAGCGGTTCGTGGGTAAGACAACAATCCTCGGGTCGGGCTATGGCATGGGCCCGCAAAAATTCCAAACGCAACTCAAAACGTTTGGTACGGAAATCTCCGAAGGTGAGAGTGGACATATTATATCAGTGTACCGACGTACATACCCGATGATTCCTAAACTATGGGAGCAAGGCAATGCGGCGATTGAAGCGATGGCAAACAACCAGTCTGTTACTTTTGGTAATGGGTGCGTTGTTGTGGTTGGAAACAAAGGGGTATTACTGCCTAACGGAATGTATCAGCGATACCCTAGTTTACGCCAAGTAGATATGGACGGTAAGTACCAGTATGTGTATGACGCTAAACGTGGAATGAACAAGATATACGGTGGTAAACTAGTCGAGAATGTCTGCCAAGGGTTAGCCCGATGCATTATTGGGGAACAGATGGTTAAGATTTCACAAAAATATAAGGTAGTTTTAACTGTACATGACGCAGTAGCTTGTGTAGCAAAAGAGGAAGAAGCCGAGGAAGCAGTAGCTTACGTCATAGAATGTATGAAGTGGGTTCCCGACTGGGCTCAGGGTTTACCCTTAAATTGCGAGGCTGGCTACGGTAAATCTTATGGAGATTGTTGATGGTTGATTACGCAGAACTTTTAATTAAAGCCCGAGAAAACCTTAAACAGTTTGAGATTGCTATGAACAACAGGCATCACGCTGAAGCACACGAGTGGATTATGAATGCTTTTGTAGACGTGCGCTTGCTTACACACCTAACTTCGGAAAAAATCTAGTGGCCGCTTGGAGCTATAGCAGCATTACTCTCTTTGATCAGTGCCCTAAAAAGTACTACCACCTGCGTATTCTAAAAGATATTAAGGAACCAGAGTCGGAGCAGATGATCTATGGCAAAGACTTACATTCAGCTGCGGAAGAATACATCCGAGACGGGAAAGAACTTCCGGCAAAGTACAACTTTATAAAGCCCATGCTGGACAAGTTCAATGCTATGCCCGGCGAAAAGCTCTGCGAAAACAAACTGGCGGTAAAGCTTGTGGATGGTTGCAAGCTAGCTCCTTGTGACTTTTTTGACAAACACGTTTGGTATCGTGGCATTGCTGACTTAATTATTATTGATAAGGATAAGCGAGAGGCCAGAGTAATTGACTACAAGACGGGGAAAAGCGCCCAGTATGCCGATACGAAACAACTGAAACTATTGGCTGCTTGTGTATTCATCCACTACCCCGAGATTACAGTTATTAAAGCTGGGTTATTGTTTGTAGTTGCTAACGAGTTTATCAAAGCGGAATATACGACGCACCATAGGTTGGCTTACTTTGAGGAATTTAAACCCCTTGTGAATCAACTAGATGCGTGTATGGAGAACAACGTCTGGAACCCAAAACGGAACTTCACTTGTTCTAAATGGTGCCCCGTATTAGAATGTTCCCATAACGGAAAGAGATAAAATGGCAACTAGAAACTATAAGCAAGAGTACGCTACCTATCAGGGTACAGAAGAGCAAAAGAACAACCGAGTAGATCGTAATCGTGCTCGCCGTAAAGCGCTTCGAGAAGGTAAAGTACATAAGGGCGACGGCAAAGATGTTGCTCACGTTAAAGCAATGGATAAAGGCGGCTCTGCTAAAGATGGTGTACGAGTAGAAAGCGCCAGTAAGAACCGGTCATTTAAAAGAGATTCGAAACGCAATTTAGTTAGTGAAACAAGTACTCGAGAAAGAAAAAAGAAGTAAGTATTAGGCTGTTGCAGTACAAAAACTAAAAACGTACACCGCTTTTAGGCGGATAGGCATTGGAGAAACATGCAGATTGTAGATAACAAAGCACTATTGCTTCGGGTTCGTGACGCCGAGCGTATTACAAACGCAATACCGAAAAGCCGAGTTGTAACTGAGCACCAAGACCATTACGAAGTGCTGGTTCATTGGGGGCTGGAAGAAGCTCGTGTGCTAAAAAATCTAGGCATTAAAGATGTGCCGTCCCCAATCTTAGAACAATACGGTTGGAAGGGTTTATACAAACCTTTTGAGCACCAAAAAACTACTGCTTCTTTCTTGACCATGCACCGAAAAGCCTTTTGTTTTAATGAGCAAGGTACAGGAAAAACAGGCAGTGTAATCTGGGCGGCGGACTACCTGATGAAGCAGGGGCTTGTTAAGAGGGTGCTTGTTATCTGTCCGCTATCGATTATGGACTCCGCTTGGAGAGCCGATCTATTTAAATTCGCTATGCACCGCCGGGTAGATATTGCCTACGGCCACCGGGATAAGCGCAAAGAAATTATTAACAGCGATGCTGAGTTTGTCATTATTAACTTTGATGGGCTTGAGATTGTTGCGGACGATGTTGCCAAGGCCGGGTTTGATTTGATTGTTGTGGACGAAGCAAATGCCTACAAGAACCCGCAAACAAGGCGCTGGAAAGTATTAAACACGGTACTTAAACCCACTACTTGGTTGTGGATGTTGACGGGTACACCAGCTTCGCAATCCCCCGTAGATGCTTATGGCCTAGCTAAGCTAGTTAACCCGGCTGGAGTACCAAAATTTGGTGGGGCTTTCCGAGACCTAGTCATGCATAAAGTTTCTCAGTTTAGATGGGTAGTTAAACCCAATGCGGAAATGGTTGTTCATACTGCCTTGCAGCCAGCCATTCGGTTTACCAAAGAACAATGCTTAGATCTCCCAGAGATGACCTACGTTACCAGGGATGTGCCGCTCTCTGCACAACAACAAAAGTATTACGACTTAATCCGTAAAGAGATGCTGGTTGAGGCAGCTGGGGAACATATCACTACAATTAATGCAGCTGCAAACTTGAACAAATTACTCCAGCTTTCCGGGGGTGCGGTCTACTCAGATACTGGCGAGGTAGTTGAGTTTGATGCGGGTAACCGGCTCAGTGTTTTGAAAGAAGTGATTGATGAGGCCAGCCATAAGGTGTTGATTTTTGTACCCTATCGCCATGCAATTGAGATCATTGCTGAGGATTTAAAGAAGCACTATACGGTAGATGTAATACATGGTGGGGTGTCCGTCAATAGACGTACCGAAATCTTTAAGAAGTTTCAAGAGACACCAGACCCACGCATTCTTGTCATACAACCACAAGCAGCGAGCCATGGGGTAACTCTTCATGCCGCCGACACCATTGTCTACTGGAGCCCAGTAATGTCCGTAGAGACTTATCTACAAGCCAACGCTCGTGTACACAGGGCAGGGCAAAAGAATAAGACTACAGTGTTTCACCTACAAGGCAGTCCAGTAGAAAGAAAGATTTACAGGATGCTACAGGAGAAGGTAGATGTACATACAAAAATTACGGACTTATACGGGGAACTACTTAGTTAAAATAGCTTGACATTGTTAACCAAGGGCGTACAATAGCCTATAGAAAAGAAAGGAGTTTAGGAACCCTATGGACCAATTTACCACAGAAAAATTAATAAAGGCATACATCAAGATTCGTGATGCTATAGCAGAAAAAGAGAAGGAACACAAGGCCGAAATTAAAGGTCTAGAAGAACAGTTAGATATGGTACAAGGAGAACTTTTGACACATTGTGAGGCAGCTGGTGGTAACATCTCTGTCCCCGGTGTTGGTCGAGTAGCTCGCCGAGTAGCTAAGCAATACTGGACTAGTGACTGGCAATCACTGTATGCAGTAATCAAGGAGCATGATGCGTTTCACTTGTTACACCAAAGAATTTCAAACAAGGCTATGCAGCAGTTTCTTGAAGAGAACCCAGATATACACCCAGCAGGATTAAATCTGGACAGTAAGTATGCAGTAACAGTAACAAGAGCATCTTAAATTAAAAGGAGAAGTAAATGAGTGAATTAGCATTGTTTAAAGGTGGTATCCCTGAGCACTTACGTAACCGTAAAGTGGACGATACAACAAGAGCGTTGGTAGGAAATAAGACTACTAAGTCTGCTACCTCCAGCATGAAGCGCATCTCAATCAAGGCGGGTGTTTTCCGTATGATTATCGATGGCAAAGAAGTAGCGCAGAACGAAGACCGTGCCATGCCGATTATTATTGCAGCGGCGGCAGGTAACGACTCGCGTACTTTTTACGGTAAAGCATTCGTAGAAGGCCAAGCGGTATCGGCACCTGATTGCTGGTCAAACGACGGCAAGACTCCTGATGTCAAGGCAGAGAACCCACAAGCAGCACGTTGTTTAGACTGCCCACAGAACATTGCCGGGTCTGGCCAAGGTAATAGCCGTGCTTGCAAATACAGCCGCCGTCTTGCAGTGTTGCTTGAGAACGACCCAACCCAGGCTGTTTATCAGTTAACACTTCCATCAAACTCCTTATGGGGTTCAGAGGGTGGCAAGCTAGGCATCAAGCCTTACGCTGAGTTCTTGAACGGTCATGGCTTGAACGTAACTGATGTGGTTACTGAGATGCGTTTTGACACAGCGAGCTCTTCACCTAAGCTGCACTTCAAGGCAACTCGTCCTTTAGTGGAAGAAGAAATCATTAAAGTTCAGGAAGCCGGTAAAACTAAAGAAGCCCAACGTGCAATCGGTGCAACACCTGCCGAACTCGATGGCGCTAAGTTAGCTGCTCCAGCTGCGAAATCCGAAGACACACCTGCTCCGGCAGTTGAAGCGGCTCCTGCAGTTAAAGAGCCAGTCAAGCGTGAAAAGGAAAAGGCAGCTGCTCCTAAAGATGTGAGCGCTATTTTGGACGACTGGGCTAAATAAGAAAAGGTGGGGGGCTTCGTGCCCCCTATAAGAATAATGCGTGGATATACCGTTGCTTTAGTTAAGGCAAATAGGAAAGCCCCGAAACATTTAATTGGTGTCACATTAGGCGCTGAATGTATTCGAGCGGATGTTCCTGTTGCCGAAGTAGCCCAACATTTTGGAGTGTCGAGGCAAGCTGTTTACGCTTGGTTTTGTGGGCGCAGTACACCCCAGTTGGCATTGCATAATGCCATTGAGAGATACATAAAAGAATTGGCGTAAGCCTTTGAATAACAAGTTGTTTTTAGAATGTGAGCGTATGACCTCAAGGAATCTCTTCCTCTCTACGGTATTGGCCAGCAACGGCTACTACTGTGTGACAGGGCTTAAAAAGGGAACCCCTAAGCAGCAATTTGTAGGTACGCTAGATGAAGTAGATAACCTCGTAGACGGGTTAGTGGGGGATGGGTTTGATGCATATTATGGATGCGCTAAATTTGAAACCGACGAGGGACGTACGGCAAAGAATGCTAAATGGTTCAAATCATTTTGGTTAGATTTAGATTGTGGAGAAGGAAAGCCTTATGCAAACCAAGCACAAGCATTAGTAGGACTAAGAGACTTTTGTAAGAACCTAGGATTTGGTAAACCCATCATCGTTAATTCAGGACGGGGTATCCATGCATACTGGGCGCTAAAAGAAGTCATTGACTATAACGAATGGAAGCCAGTAGCTGAAGGTCTTAAGAAGCTCTGTGCGGCAAACAATCTACATGCTGACCCAGCGGTCACTTCGGATGCTGCACGGATATTGCGAGTACCAGGCACACTAAACTTTAAAAACCCTAACGAGCCGTATTCGGTAGAGATTAGTTCGTTTTCTGAGCCGTATGCGTTCGAGGAATTTAAAGACAAAGTAGGTCCTGATTTTTTATTGGCGGCTCCAACAACCAAACGCACGATGGACGCAGCGACACAAGCGCTGTTAGGGAACTATGTATCTAGGTTCTCAACTATCATGCTTAAAAGCAAGGAAGGAAAAGGCTGTGCACAGCTTAGTTATATTTACGAAAACCAAACAGAGGTTGCGGAACCGCTCTGGAGATCAGCCCTATCTATCGCTAAGTTTTGTGCAGACAGCGACGAAGCCGCTCACCGTATTTCTTCTAAACACCCCGACTACTCAGTTCAAGGTACTCAAGAAAAAATGGCGGGGATACCGAAACCCCACACGTGCGGAGAATTTGAAAAGAACAATCCAAACGGCTGCGAAGGTTGCCCTAACAAAGGACGAATTAAAACACCAATTCAGTTGGGTTCCGAGATCGCACCGGCCACTGCTCAAGATAATATCGTCGTTATCAAACACGAGAGCCTCGGACACGAGATCACTGTTGAAATCCCAGAGTACCCCTTTCCGTATTTCAGAGGTAAGAATGGAGGAGTCTACAAAAAGGGAATTTCGAACCCCGACTCGGAGGAAGATTCGGAAGACACTCTTGTCTACGAAAACGATCTCTATGTCGTCAAGCGTTTAGAAGACCCAGAATTGGGTGAAGTAATTTGGATGAAGTTGCATTTGCCTCGTGACGGCATTCGTGAGTTTGCAGTGCCCCTGACTAGTGCATTAACCAAGGATAAGCTCCGGGATATTATTGCCGCTAAAGGAGTTGCTGCTCTTGGAAAACAAATGGATATGATTATGGCGTATATAACTAGATGGGTGAAAGAACTACAAAATATGAGCAACGCAGAAAAGTCACGACTGCAATTCGGGTGGTCTGAGGATAAGTCGTTTGTTATTGGGGATAGGGAAATTAAGGTTGGAGAAATTACTTACAGTCCACCGTCTTCCGCAACGATTAACTTGGTGCCCGCCTACGGTAAAAAAGGCACACTAGAAAAATGGAAACGAGTTACTGACTGGTACGCCCGTCCGGGCATGGAAGCTAGAGCTTTTAATCTATTTGCCGGGTTTGGTACCCCATTACTAAAGTTTACTAACCTAAAAGGTGTACAGATTCACTTAACGGATGATGGCTCAGGTACTGGTAAGACTACTATTGAGATGATGATTAACAGTATTTTTGGCCATCCGGACGAAACCATGTTGCTAGAACAAGACACGTTTAAATCAAAGATGCACCGCATGGGTACAGTACAAAACCTACCTATCTGCATTGACGAAATTACCAACATGCCAAACGAAGAGATCAGCAATCTGGCCTATGTTGCAACGCAAGGTCGTGGTCGTAACCGTATGATGTCGCAGTCAAACTCTGAGCGTATGAACAATACGACATGGGCTTTAATTCTGTGGACTTCTGGTAACCGCTCTGTACACGATGTTCTCTATAGCATGAAGACTTTCCCAGAAGGCGAGTTAATGCGTGTAGTTGAGATCAATATTCCTAGGGATAGCACAATGACTAAGGAAGAAACTGACGAGCTCTACGGCATGATGTTCGATAACTACGGCGTTGCTGGCGAGAAGTATATGGAGTGGGTGGTTGCTAACCAAGAAGAGATCAAAGAAATGATTAAAGAAGTCCAGGCTAAGTTTGATAACGATGCTGGCCTGACACAACGGGAGCGTTTCTATTCCGCCTTAGCAGCTGTTGCAGTGGTAGGTGGGTTAATTTCTAAGCGCCTAGGCCTACACAATATCGATACCGGTCCGGTCTACCAGTGGGCTGTTAAGTACTTCTCCGGGGCTAAAGATGCGGTACGTCCTAACAGTATGAATCCGCTGGATATTTTGGGTAACTACTTGAACGAGCATAACCAGAGCTTGTTGGTAATTAACTCTGAAGTAGACAGCCGTACCCATATTGAACAGGCTCCGATACAGATTCCGCACAGGGAACTGTTAACCCGCTATGAACCAGATACTAAACTGTTGTTTATTAGCACAAAGCATTTCCGGGATTGGTGTACTAAAAACCAAGCTAGCTATAAGACAATCAGCGATAATCTGTCTAGGGACGGGGTAGTCCAGCTAGGGATTAAAAAGCGTTTAGCTCGTGGTACTAAGCTCAATACTCCAGCGGTGAATACGATGGTTATCGACACCCGTAAGGTGGATGGCTTTGATATGCAGGGGTTTATGGCAATTGAGAATACTCAATGAAGGGGTGGAGATAAGGATTGAATGGCACCTGCTAAAACCGGGTGCGTCTTTCTTTGTCCCCGCAATTCAAGTTGTACAGGTGGCAAGAGAGGTTAGGCGGGCGGCAACAGAGAAGGGTATTAGGCTGGTCCATAAACCCTGCGTTAGCTCCGGAATGTACGGAGTTCGCTTTTGGAGGGTTGCATAAATAGAAATCTGTGGTATATTCGAGCCTGTATATGCTCCTCGCGTGTACTTCTCCTCTGTCTTTTCTCTAAGACACTTCGGCGCCCCATCCCCTGGGGCGCTTTTTTATCGAGGAATCTGTAACTGATCCGCTAAAGAAACACCTTGCCGGGCTACTCGGTCGTACATAAGCTGGAGACGATTAATTTCATCTCGACGAGTATCTGGATCAAGGTTTTTATTCTTTTCTATGATGTTCATGTTGGCACGAATCTTTGCCATTTGTTCTTGGACCCTACGCAAGGCAGGGGCAGCAGCCATAAGTTTTTTCTTTTCCTCATCCTGCACTATAGCTTGCGCTTCTTCAGCCATACCAAATTTCTTATACCGATTAAACTCATTTACAGTTTCTTGTGCGGTATGGGCAATCTTATAGTAGTCTGTAGCGGCCTTGCTGGTATTTGGATTAGTTAGGAAAGATTTAAAAAACGCTTGTTGCTCTAAATTTTTTGTTGGGGGCTCTTTACCAGTTGCCGCATTGATAACAGAGCTAGCCGTACCCGCAGTAAACGTACCAAGTTCAGCCATGTAACCCTGAATCAAGTGATCAATTTTAGCTGGGGATAAACCAATTCCGCTTAAACCTAATGAACTTAAAGTTTTAGCAAATTCACTTGCATTTGCGCCACGGGACTCTACGGGTAAACCCTGATCACTCATACCCTCAATTGGACGGCCGGTGAAAAAGCTATAGTTGACAACGGCTTCAATACCAGGCTTAAGACCTTGTGGTAGAGGGATTCCTTCACCCGGTAAATTATGCTGGATACCTTTAAGAATAGAAGCAATAACTTCTTTGCCGGTACTTGTGCCAGCCATGTAACGTACGGCTACTTCTGGAATAGTCTTAAAAAAGAAACCAACTTCAAATGGGACAGGGATCTTAACAAAAGTATGGTCACTACCGATTGGGCTTGGGAACAACCAGTTATTGTCTTTGACGTTGTCGGGTAACTTCTTATAGTCCTCATCATCCTGCAACATCATAGCGTAAGCAGTACTTAAAACCGACATCATTGCAGCCCGTTTAGCAAACAATGTTTGAGCTGCTTTCTTCTCTTCTGGATTTAGACCATAGCCTGTTGCCGCGCGGTAAAGGGTATCTATACTGGTTAGCGCTGCCGAGAAGAACGGAATCATGTGGCGCAGAGCATTTAAGGTTGCAGAGTTACCACGAACCGAGAAGTTGATAGACTCACGAGCTTTATGTACAGCCAAGTTAGTAGCGTCAGCTGGGTTCATGCCAGAAGCAATAGCTTCTTGATATGCTTTCTTATAAATAGCTACACGAGTTGCGGCATCAGATGCTTCATGTAACTGCATTACTTTGTGCAGCATTTTAGATAAAACAGATGGGTTAACTTTTTCTGTGCCAACTTGATTTAAAAAGCCACTTAATTCAATAGTGCTGTCTACCTGACCAATTACGCCCCGGCTAGCCAACAACTTAGCTTCTTCCGAATTGTTTGCAAGAACGTTAATGTATTCTTTTGCGGCATGGAATGGGGTGATAATACCGCTATTGGCAACAAGTGAAGCGTGGATAGGGTCACGAATTAACTGCTTTATCCAGTACATTGGGTTGATCAGCGCACCTGCACGAAGGGCTTGAGTTGTAGCAGACAAACCTTTCATTAGGGGGCCTAGTTCGTAGGTCAACATTTGGAACGCAGCTAAATCATTAGGGTTATCTAAGATGACTGAAACTACCCCATCATTATCCGCAAAAGGATTAGTTGGGTCTTTAAACCGTAGATTTACATCTGGGTTATCACGTTTGGCGTACCTAGCGGCGTCAATACCATCTGACATTAGCTGCTGTACTGCAATCTTACGGGTTTGGTTTTGGAATGCAGCTGCCGTCATGTTGGCGTAGTGCTTATCCATGTTTTCCCAGATATTCCGCAAGAGCTCACTACTACCTTCTAGACGCTCTAACTCACGAGTAGTCTTGGTACCGCCACCTTTACCAGTATATTTTTCCTGTTGTTCCGGGGACAGGTCTACACGAGATGCAAACAAAGGAACATAAGATTTTTTCTTGCGGTAGTAGTCCGCTTGACCCTCAGCAAGTAGCCCGGCGTTTTGCCATAGATCAATAAGACCCATATTAATATCACGCCAAATATCAAGCACTTGGTTAACTTCCGGTACTTGTTTAAGAGCTTCTTTTGCCCAAGCAATATGTTCATCGGTTACTTGGCGTTCACGATTAATGTTTAAGTCATCACGATATTCATTACGAATTGCTTTAGCCTCAGCAACCAATTTATTTTGGTCGGTAAAAGACATTCCAGTATTTCTACCATTTCTTGCCGCAGCCATTTTAGTCTTAGCAATTAACAACATCTTGGCGGCTTCTGCTCTACGCACTGCATCTTCGTTCATAATTTCTTCGCCACGAAGGTACCGAGCTACTTCAGATACAAACTGACGGCCACTATATCCAGAAGATTGGACAATAGGGTTACCATCTAACGCATCCGCAAGGAGCTGTGAACGTGCAAGGTTGCTATTGCTCCGCATAATAATTACAGAACCATCCGAGTTAACTACTGGGATACCAGTTTGGATACCGTTTTTAATTAAGTTAATTACTTGCTGAAAAGAACGAACTAGCATGTCAGCACGAAGCTGGCCATTTTGGAACACCGGCAAACTACTTAGCGTTTTGCTTAGCCCAGATACTTTATCCACTGCGGCAATGCGGAACTTGGTCCAGAAATCATCATCGTTAAAATCTTTATAAATTTTCTGTGCGGTTTGTACAGTTTTTTGCCCGGCAGTTTGCGCTGGTTGTAACTGGGTCAGGGGCTTAGGAGGAGAACTGATGATAGTTTCTGAAGAAAGACGAACCCCTTTGGATCGTCCTTTTTGTTGCGTAATCGGACCAATCGAGGCTTGAAGCGCTTCATTACCTAGTCGAATAGCCGCCGACAATGCAGTATCGTTTTTACCCGCTAAACCTAATAGTTTGCGAACGGTTTGCACAAAGCCATCAAACGCGGACTTGCTTTTGTATGGGATTGATTCCAATACTTGTTGTGTATCACCGCTAGTAAAACCCCACGAAATGATTTCGTGTTCTTGGTTATAGCGGCCACCGCCTCTACTACGGTTACCTAATGCATTCGAGTCATAAAGAACTTTATTTTCAGCAGCAGTTAGTGTGCCCGTTTTAGCTTTATTTTCTAAGTACTTTCTAACGTGATTACTTAAATCTTTTAATTCTTTAGCTATTTTTCCGGCTTCAGTAGTAGGGTTGTCTACACCATAGATAACAACAGAAGCGGTAACAGCATGTAAAAACTCATGCGTGGCGACTTCATAATCCGCTTTACCATATTGCCCAGAATTTTTACCCGCAATACTAAGGTCAATTGCTTTAGCCCCACGAGGCGCTAATATGCGGCCACCAATACCAGGATTAATTCTACCGCTATCGTCTGTATACCCACCGATATCTTTAACCGCTTGTGGGGTATCAGCTAAACGAAACTTAAATTTAAAACCAATTTTTTTAAGTTCTTCATACCGCTTATACATCGCATCAACAATTGCTTTGTTTGCCGCAGGACCGTTATTTTTTAGAAATAAAAGCGCGTCTTTAAAATTTAAGCCTGTAAGCTGTTTTTCAATATCTTCCGACATTGCTGTTTCATGTTTGGATGTAGCTTCTTTAATTTGCTCTGGGGTTTGTTTTCTACCACCAGTTTTTTCTAAGTGCTCTTTTACAATATCTTCAAAGTTAGCGGAATCGTTTTTGCCAGCAGCAACAAGTTTTGCCCATGCAGCTTTTTCGTCGGCAGTTAATTCGTTATATGGTGGGTGGTTATCATCCCAATGCTTATACCAAGCATCTTCTGGATCTAGTGCAATTGGCTTTGGCGCTTCTCCAACAGTAGGTCCTCCAACACCCGGCTCGCCACCTCCCACTCCCACTCCCCCAACTCCAGGGCCTCCAACGCCTTCGGGAACACCGTTTCCTTCCCCTCCAGGTATGCCCACATTAGCTCCAGTTGCTCCGGGAGTAGGTTGATTCGGACCTTGTACATTTTCGCCTCCTTCTGGGAATAGTTCAGCTTGAGAAGCACCCCTAAATGCTCTTTCTTTAATTGCATCTTCAATATCACGCCCAGTCATTCGTCGATATGTGTATCGTAGTAGTTCTGTTTGTGCCGGAGTTAACGGCTTTGTACCACGAGGAGTTTTAGCCCCCATCTCATCTGCAAAAAGTTTTTCCATTGCTTCTACTGGATCTGCATCTGGAGAAGGCATTATTTCATGTAGTCGATCGGATACAATTTTTGCAGTGGTAGGATTATTTCCGCGAAGAATAGTCGAGGAAGTATCTGGGTTATCTTTTGCTGCCTGTACTGCCTGTTTAAGTTTTTCTGCGATAGGCGCTACGGGTTCTGCTTCGGGTAATGGTGTAGGCGCAGTTTGCTCTGGTTGTGCAGGGGCTTGGCCTTCAAACAATTCTTGTTGGCCAGGCATTGGAAGGTTTTGTTGCTCGCCAGTTAATTCTGCTTGAGGCGGCAAAGGTTCCGCAGCTTGGTAGCCTCGAATTTTTCCAGTATCAGTAAGGGTACCTTCTGGGGTAGTAGTTGTAGATATATCGCCCGGTTTAAATACAGGTTCAGTACGTTCTGGTAAACGACCTTCTGGAGCAGCACCAAATAGCTCGCCTTGTTGTCCTTGGGTAGCCCCTTCTGGGACTATTGGTTGTGGAACAGGTGCAATACCTGGGGCTGGTGGGGTAGGGGCGGGGGGAGGGGTTGGAGGAGCATTTCGAGCAGTTAACGCACCAACGCCACCTTGTAGGACACCGCCGCCCAAACCGCCTTTAAGACCCGCATCAATAAAACGAGTTAAATTCTCAGGAGTAAAGAACTCTGGGTTATTTTTTACAAACTGTTCCGCCTTGGCATTAGACATTTCTTGAAGAGCTTCAGTTGCACCTTCAGTTAAGAAGCCTTTACCTAATTCTTTAGCGCCTTGTTTATACCAAGCACCGGCAACCGCAGTAGGGTCTAGACTCCCAGCCTTCATTCTACGCAACAGATTAAATGGGGTAATTGCATCTAATACGGAATTAAATGCACCCGATGCCAAAGCTGGCATTAAAGAATCTTGTATTTCTGGGTCATACACTGCTTGGTAGGCATCGGGCATGTTCAAAGCTGCAGAGCCAACTACTGTGCTACCCGCCTGTACTTGTAGGGCTTTCTTAGTCATTGCAGGAGTAGCAGCTTTAAGGGCTTCCTCGGCGGCACGTTTAGCCGCAAACGGTGCGCTAACATTTTTAGCAGCGTCACTAGCTAGATATTTTTTAGAGGCAGCATTACCGGCAGCTTTACCTGCGGCCTCAATAGCTCCACGGCCTAAAACAGCACCTGCACCACCAGTGACAACGCCTGGAAGCATAGAAGGAATAGCCTCACCAACGGCTTCTTTAGCGTAATTTAGCGCATCTAATGGGCTTTTAATGTCTTGATAAGACTCAAATTCAGCGGGGAGAACTTTCATCTGCTGTTGGGTTTTAGCAGCGTCTTCCATCTGTTTTTCTTTGTACCGCTCAAGCGCAGGTTTGAAACTTTCTGGGGCAATCTTCCCAAGCAGATCCGCACCCATTGCTGGGAGGAAGTCGGCAATCAAAGATCCTGTACTTTTTCCGCCGCGCTTAATAGCACTCATGAAAGTGCCGTAGTTTCCTACAGCGGTTTTAAACTCGTTAGGGGTAAAACCTTCTTGACTTAAATAACCGTTAATGTCCTCTGCGGGGGCGGATTGATCGACCATAGACTGGACGTTATCTTTAATCCTTGAAAAATCAGAAGACATATTTTAAATTCCATTATTTTGATTTAGGGGTTAATCCATAAGTTTTGGAATAATCTATAACAGTTGGCGTCACAGCCGGTGCAGTGTAATCGTACCCATTATATATCTTAAACATGTTTTTATAGGTATCGTTTCTAGCCAAATCTGCCATTGCCGCTTTATCTGCAGCTGCAGCAACTTCTTCCGCCGATGCCCCAATCATAGTTTTACCAAACTGAGTCATATAGTTTTGTTTAGTTTTTTGTTCTAGATTAAGCAGTGATTGGCCAGCGGCTTTTCTTTGAGAAGCTTCTTGGCCTTGACCCGCCAAAGTCTTACGCATTTCTGCGTTTTGCTGGATATTATATAAATTGCCGTAGCCTTTCATTGTTGCATTTTCTTCTGCAATACGGTTCTTTTCTGCAGCCATCTTAGCGGCAATACCAGTAGAAGCTCCTTGGCCAATATTAACAGCCGCATGCGGAGATGTACCACCCATCATACCAAGACCGGCTTGCAAGAGCGCCATATAGTTGTCAACGCTACGTTGTTTAGTAGAGCTAGCCTCACGGCCTTTTAATAACTCTAAATATTTATCCTCAAAAGAAGGCTCTTTTTTAGTCATTGCAGAATCAATACCAACGTTTTGTGTGTCAGATTTAGAACTTACCTCGGGTAAACCACTAGTAAGGTCTTTTTCCATAGCGTCTCTGGTACCAGCACGACTAGAACCGGCGACCATCTCGTCATAGGTGAAACCGGGGCCCGTATTTTTATCTGCTGGTGTGGGTTTAGCCTTAGATTTACCACGATACCCGCTGAACGATTTTTGCCCTGTCATAGGGTCTATGGTGTATTCATCAATTTCAGGAGCGGGGGGAACATATGCGTCTGTATAAGTGTCATCAAACCCACTCATAGTGTTAGCGCCGCCTTTGCTGAAATGTTTAACTTCTCCACCACGCGCTAGGGCGACAATACCTTCACCCATTTTGTTATTTAAACCTGCCATTACTTGCCCAACAGTTTTATTCCTAAGCTGTGGGTTTGCTTTCAGCACTTGAGCAGAAACCGCTTGGTCCATAGGAGTTCTAGGGTCCATATTTAAAAGATCTTTAGCGCCTTTTAAACCAAAGAAATGCGAAGCATAAACTTCACCATAGGTTGGGTCACGCCCTAATGCACTCTTAAGACCTTCCGCATTTTGACGAATAAACTTAGCGCCCAACTCTGCGTTCTTTTCTGGGTCGAACTGCTCGCCTTCTTTACCACCCATGCTTTTCCATGTGGAATTAGTGAACTGGAAAAGCCCTTTAGCCGTGCTATTTGGGTTAGCAGCAGTTGATTTATAGCTACTTTCTACCCCAGCAATCCTGCTTAATAATTCTGGAGGAAGTTTGTTTTCCGCAGCTTTAGTGGTAATGATATCTTTAATACCAAAACCGCCTTTTACTTCTGGGTTAATACTGTAAGCAATTTCTTTAGCTTTTTCCGGGCTAACGCTCCCAAACCCAAGACCGGCTTCTCTAGCTTTTTTAGGACTAATGCCCCCAAACCCAAGACCGGCTTCTGCGCCTTCACCTATACGACCAGCAGCTGCGTTAAATAACCCTTGTGTTTCAGCTGCAAGGCGGCGCTCTTCTGTAGATTCATCTTCTTCTTCGTCGTCTTCAACTAGATCACCACCAGCAAAAGCTACGATGCCACCACCGGCCATTTCTTGAGTAGGTAGATTGCTTTGCGCCTCGTCAATACCACGTGGGGTGGGAACAGGCATGCCTGTTTCTTGTGGGTATAAGTTACTTTGCGCCTCATCAATACCATGCTGGGCGGCTTCGGCCATAACTTGTTCTGCAATTGGAGGCTGTTTTTGTTCGCCACCTTGAGCCATAGCTTGGGCTTCTTTTTGCTGATTCATTTTATCTTGAATTAGCGGAATACCGACATAGGCAGGTAACGTACCGTTTTGCACGGCTTTTTGTAATTGATCCACCGATAATTTTTCAGCGTCCGCCATGCGGCTTATTAAGCTTCCGATCATGATTAACCTTTACTCATAACATTATAGAGACCCAGCGTATCTACACCGTCGCTCTTTTTCTTTTTCTTGGCTTTAATTACGCCGCCTTTTTTCTTTGCTAAACCATATGCTGCAGCGCCAGTTAAACCTAAACCAGCTATTTGGGACGCGGCACTTGGAGCAGCTTGGTACGATGCTGTGGTTTGTGTAGGTGTTGCATAACCACGAATCATGGAGTTATAGAACGCCAACTGCTGCTGTGGGTAAACAGTCTTATTAGCAAAGTTTTGAATATCTTGATTAATCGCTTGCTGGCGTAATGCTTGCTCCTGACCACCCATCTGCATTTGTTGGTTTGCAATACTTTGTTGTGACGCAAGTTGTTCTTTACCGATATTAGCTAAATTCGTAGCTTGTGTTCCAGCCCCACTATATCCAGCCTGTGCCGCACCGACACCTTGTAGACCAATTTGAGCACCTTGCATACCTTGTGCATTACCAGTTAGGGCTGCGTTGATACCACTAATGCCTGTGTTGGCACCTTGAATAGCAGTCTGCTGACCTTGTAATCCTAAAGTAGAGCCAAACTGTTGTGCTTGCTGAGCCGCTTGGAATGCGTTTTGATAGCCCTGCCCAATCGCTTGGTTCATACCCATGTTCATATTGCGACGATTTTCAGCTTGCTCTAAAGATGCGCGGCTTCCACCAAAAGCCCCTGATCTTGCTGCATTCCCCGCTGCCTGGTTCCCACTAATTGCATACTGTCGTTGCATTTCCGCAAGTTGTGGAGACAGTGCGTTTTGAATATAAGGCGACATAAAGGCTTGAGTGGCCCCAGGATTGGTCGCCATTGCATTGTATTGATTACCTGCTTGGGCAGCTTGCGCCCCAACGTTAGCGCCCATTGCGCCATATCCTAAACCGCCTTGACCTATATTAGCGCCTTGTCCGCCGTACTGAGCACCTAAACTACCGTAACCATAAGCAGGATTTACTGAGCCTAAAAGCCCTTGACCCGCTTGGCTAGCCATTCCAGTAGCTTCGCCATACTGACCGGGTACTTTTAAACCTTGGACAGATTGCATAGCTTGATTTTGCATACCACCAAAACCCGCTACATAGTCAGAACCTTTTGTGCTGTATGGTGTGTACCCTTTAATACCAGTAATTTCCTGAGTACCTGGGGTCCCACGAGTGGTTTCCATAATTGGTTGGCCATTTTCGTCTGTGCCAATTTGTTTTGTTACATCAGGGGTTGCCCCGACATTTTTAGTGTTAAAAAGTTCCTGAGTACTTGCACCAATAGCTGCCTCTACTTGGGGGCGAAGCCAATCAGGGATATTGGAAGTTTGTGTAGTTGTATTAGATGGACCACCCCCACCACCGCCACCTGTAAATGGGGTACGTGTACCGTCGGACAACCATCCGCTGTGTTTAGATTTTATAAAGCTCATAGTATTGCCTCTAATATAGTATGCCGTGGGGTCATTCCAACTTTCTCATAAAGCCGCGCTGCAGATTCTCTTGCCGCACATTGAATTTTTGTAGCACCATGTTCTTTTAATATGGTACACATTTTTGCGTAGACATCTTTGTTAACAATTGCTTTGCCAGCCGTTGATGTTATAAAAGCTACTCGGGCGTTAGGCATATTAAAAAAACTAACTGCTGCTGTTCCATGAATAACATTTTGCTCATCTATTGCTACTAACAACAACCAAGTACCGTTTGATAACAAAGTTTTAATTTGGTCTAAGGTATAGTCACCCGAATCAAACTTTGCTGCACTTTTAAACATCTCTTCTACTAAAGGCCACGTTTGATGGAAGTACGTAATTGGTACCGGTTTAACAGTTAAGCTCATTTTTATGCTGGGATATAACCACCGGCTCTAATTTGTCTACCTTGTTTCTTTGTACCTGTACGGGCTTTACGAACCTTATCCATCATCGAATAGAGGTGTTTTGCACCTGCATCAGTAGACCCATTACCTAAATGAGACACTACATCCGCTGGTACTACAAACTCACCATCCGCAAGACGAGCGGGTTGCCGATCAGCAATAGTTGCATGGATTGAATCCGACATACCGTCGCCACGACCTTTTAACAATCCAGCAATACCCCCAGCCTTCATACCAATCGGGCTTTCAACACCTGTATACGGGTTAGTTTTTGGCTCATAACCAGAAGCCATCACCTGTGCGCTAGTAGGCATTTGGCTTGGCGTGGCATATTGAGCTCTGTTTATTTGGGATTGTGGGTAATTCATGTTCCCGCCTAAATCCCCGCTAGCTAAAGCAGCAATACCACCCTCTGCATATCTTTCTACTGGGTAGGGTTGTGGTGTATATGTATTTGGGTTGTAACTAAATCTAGATAAAGGACCGTTATATGTTTCTTGAGCAGGTACCCCGTATCTATCACGGTCTGCGGCCATCATACTTTGCAGAGCAGTTCCACCACCAACTGTAGCTAGTTGGGTATTAGTTAAGTTAGACATCCCGAAAGTGTTAGGAGAAGGAGGGGCGGGGGGTACCGCCGCTGGATTAAGTGCTGTGGCAGTAGTTCCAGTCCCTGTATTTAATACGTTTGCACCAGCAACCTCACCTTGAGACATTGAGTTAAGAAAGGCGGGATCGATATTGCTTTGAGCTGCGCTAAGTAACGCCTCTTTCCCTACCTCCGTAGCCCCCGTCCCAGCAGCTGCAGCTTCTGTAGCCGAAGTAACCCCAGTCGAAGCACCGCCACCAAAAGCGCCCATAGCTCCGCCGGTAACTGCGCCCGTAGCTGCGCCTAGCAAAGCGCCTTTTAAGGGATCACCCCCAGAAATAGCAGACCCAGCTGCTCCAGTACCAGCGCCTACAGCCGCGCTGATTAACATCGCTTCACCTACTCCGCCACCTGCCATAATTAGCTCCTAATAGTATTTGGGGTTGATTTTACCACTAATATAATGCCGATACAAAGGTTATAGATCCAATAGCAGATGGCGTTGCAGGGTATGCCATTGGGGTCGTTTGTGCTACTTGATGGTGAATGTAGGTTCCAGTAGCCCCGCCAGACGTAGCTGCTTGGTCAGTACCCCACCATAAACCTACAATATCCCCTACATTCAAAGAAAATACTACTTCCGAATAGCCGCAAACATAACTAGGAATACCCGCACTTTTTCTGGCTGGTACCGTAAATATAGTGGTTGAATTAGGTACGTCCGCCGCTGATGTAGAACCATTTATACGTAACCATACAATAGAATCATGAGCAGCATTGTCGTCATTAGCTAATTGTAAACTATAGGTTATTTTGTATATGCCGGGTACATTAGCCGTTGCAGTATTGCCCGCATTTAAAGTAAACCCGTTACCAGCTTCTAGGGTGCTCCATTTAATTATTGTAGGTGTATTAGCAGCGGTAGCATATTGGTCAGTGCTGTCTGAAGCCGCAATAAATGGGAATTTAATAGTCGCACCGCCAGCACCGCTTGTTAGACCTAAAGCAAAGTTATCTATTTGGGCAAAATAAAGGCGTAGGGCGTTACTGAACTGGTCTTGATACTGCTGGTTATAGTCAACCGGCCCAATAGGTAAGTTAGGCGCCTTCGGCGGTCTTATCGGGGCTACTTTGTTGTCAACAGTCATTATCTTCTACCATCTTGCCGGATATCAATCCGAGGTGTGCCCAACTGCCAAGATACTCCAAGCGTATTAGACTCAATTCTAAACGCCAACTGCCTACCCCGTAACCTTGTATACACCTGACCATCAAACTGCTGAACGTTATAAACCCTTCTAACACCATAGTTATCTGCACTAGCTACCGATGGGTTATCCGCTTGGCTATAAGCAGTACCTGAGTTTTGGCGGGGCCTAATTGTCATAGTTACTACGGGATTATTTACGTTAGAACCGTTAAAATTAATGTCAGGCAATATACGCCATACAAACCCAAAGTTGTGCCCATCGCCGATATCAAAATCAGAGGACTGTATATAAGAATTGATTGGTACAGGGGTTTCACTAGATACGTCATCAACCGCAGACTCGTGGTTTAGGATACGGTTGTTGTAATCTGCAGCCATTGGGTATGGGCGAATCCCAGAATCTAGCCAATATGTTCTAGCCATAGTGCCGTAATACCAAACCCGGTCTAAGTAGTTATATATTACGTACCTATCTACCGCATCAACGCCACTGCTTGCGCTTACATAGAACCACCAAACCTCATTATAGGCTTCGTTAGCACCCGCAAATACTTGGAAAGACTGGGTTAAATTAATGTCATTAAAAATGTACTGGCGTAATGAACAAGGTAGGGTTTCTACTCGTCCAGAGTACATATAGAACTTATCACGCCCCATCCAATACGTTACGTTATTAACAGTAATCATAGAGTTTGGAGACATAACAGAAATGTTATCCATAAGCATGTTAAAGCCCCATACGTACGGAGGCCCTAAATACTGCATAGAATAGATAGCAGAATCAGTCCATACTAAAATCTCTTGGCGTGTCGCACGGCCAGCCATAATAAATGAACCGTTAGAAAGCCTAAATTCACCGGCTTGGTTGGTGGTTTCTTGTACCCATTGAAATGCATTTTCTTGGTCTGACCAGCGCACAATCATTGGATCGAACGGAGTACCAGAATCTCCTGGGTCGTAAGAGTTAGAACCTAGAGCGATTACAAAACGCTGGATAGCTGAAGAAATAACTTGGTTTGTAGCAACCGGACAGAACGCCGCATCTCCTGCGCCTACTACAGCTACGGCAGCTTTCGCTAGCGGTACTGCATGAACATCTAACCCTGCGTTGGCCGACCAGTATGCGATAGCCCCGCCGCGTGGAGCAATAACTAAGTCTTGTCCAAAGTTATCGTTAGACCAAAGGCGCAACTGTTGTGGAATACCAGAAGTAAAGCCAGTACCCCAACCACGAGTTCCAGATTGTGGGAAAGCAGTAACACCACTACCGCCACCGGTTGTCGTAGAAGTGGCTAATAAAATAGTTCCCGCATTACTATTATTTGTCGTAGTGCCAGGGGTAAGAATTGTGTACGCATTTACGCCAGTAACGGTAATTAGGTAAGTAATGTTTAACACACTAGCGGCTATACCTCCAGTCGCTGTTGCCCCCGTAAAATGGACATACGGCACCGAAGCCGTACCAGTCCCAGTACCTACGCCGGTAGCAAAAAAGAGAACCCCTACTGTATTGGCTGAAGCGCCAATTAGTGTAAAGTCTGTGGTTCCAACGGACGTAATTCTGTATTCTCTACCGACTACAAAAGCCCCTGCTGTAGTAGTGTATCCGTGTGCAGTTTGGGTAACTGTTATCGTTCCGCTTCCGCTTGTTGTGGCAAACGGGTTACTACCTAAAGCTATAGGAGTGCTTGGAGACCAAGGACCCGCACCCCAACCCGTACCAACTGTAGCTACATCATTACCGACTGGGTACTCATAATAAATAACTACTGCAGCGCCGCCGTTACCTGTATTTCCAGCACCAGGAACAATAGGAAGTGTTACCGTATAAGTACCAGAACCCACGCCGGTAACCACAAAATCAGTATTTAAAATGGCAGCGGTAATATTTCCGCCAAGACCTACTGCCCCGGTAATCGTAATGTAGTCGCCAATATTAGGAGCGTATTGAGCGTCCGTTATAGTCATGGTGGTATTGCCATTAACTACTGAAAGCGGGTTATTTAATGCAGGGCTATCATTGTATATATAGGGGGTTACATTATTAAATACCGTGCCTGATTCTATGTAGTATTTTTTATTGGTGCCAAGCCCTAAATAGTTAGAACCATTAACAGCTACCCAGTTCCACATTGACCGGCAAGTACCAATAAACTGGTTGTTAGAAAGCCTAGTCCAGCCGCCTAATTTTTCAGGAAAACCAGAACGAAAACGAACTTTATCCCCGTCATACCAACCGCCTTCGTTGGCGTAATCGGTACCTTCTCGGTTAAGTCCAGGTCTAAATTCTAGTTTCTTTAACGGCATACGGGTTTACCCTAACATTTTAAGTGCGGCATCTTTTACTTCAGCAACGCGCCTTGACCAACCCTTGCCAAAAGTTTCAAAGGTCTTTAGTGATTGTAAGAACTCTAGCCGTTTAGCGCAATACAGTTCTATTAATCTGGTTGGGTCTTTTTCCGCTTCTTTTACGGCAACCAAAGTAGTAGGCCCAAAACCGCCATCAACAGTAACGCCGACACTGCTTTGCAGAAACTTAATAGCGCGTCCTGGCCCTGAATTAACAGCAACGTCAAAAACACAGTAGTCAACACCAGCCACAAGATCATCAGCTCGGATAGCATCCCAGTATTTCCTTTTATAGAGCGGCGCAACCGTTTCGGGGGTCAAAGCCCGCATTTGCTTTTCGTCAACGTCATGCCCTACCCATTCTTCCCAAACTCGTTTAGTAACGCCAAGGTTGGTCATGCCGCCAGGATCTTTTGGATGGTTTACAAAGCCACCCTCATGGGCGAGCATCTTCTTTAGGCACAGTTCAAAATTACTTTGCATCTTGCTTTTCTTTCGCTTTCATATCCATAATCTTCTCCAGCGTACGCCCGCCGAAATAGAAAGACATAATTAACATACCCCACTGCCCAAGCAGCTCTACGTAGGCTTTGTTGGTATCTAAGTCAAATGCAGACATCATGGCAAATATGAAGTAACCCCCAAGAATAAACAATAGAGTCATAGGACGGATGTTTTTAGACAGCCAAGAGTCGCTCATCATGTCAGCTTGCTGGCGTTTAGTAAGTTCTTGCTGCTCTGCAGTATCTGCTGCAATTTGAGCCAATTCACCGTTTTGTTGCATCTCTAGCAGCTTGAGCTTAGCCTGTTCAGCCTGTGCTGGATCGGGAAATACTTTGTCTAGTATCTTGCCGCCAATATTTAGTATTGCGTCTAATGGAAACATTATTTTTTCTGCCTTTCTTCAATCAACTTCAAACGAACATGAAGGTCATGGATTTCTTTGTACATTTCTTCACGCATCTTTGCCCGCTTTTCTGCTGATATTGGGCTGTCTGTTGGTACGCCTTCATTGGTAATTAACGCTGGCATCTTGCCTTCAATCTGGGTTAAGCGGGTCTGAAATGAGGAAACCTGCCCTAATAGCCAACCCATGCAAACCACCACAATAGGAATTATTGCCTTAAGCACGTCCTGCATATTCATTAAAAAGCTCCTAAAATAAATTTCAACCACAGGGTCACAATTAACGCAGCAACAAAACAATAAAATTGCACCCGCCTTACTGCCTTTAAATCATGTTGGAACTCTTCGTTATTCTTACGTTCCATGTTCTCTATATCCAGCTTAATCTTAAGTAGTGCGTCCCACTCTTTAGCACCATACTGCTTTACAAACTTAATCTTTAAATCAGCCTCCTCATCGGAGATTTGTTTCTTTCGTTTCCATTCTTCAAGCGCTTTAACCAGCGCCCGTTCTTTCTTAAATTCTGCTTCTCGTCTTGCCCGTATTCGCTCTTGCGCTTGTTGCTGGGCTACATCTACTGCATCTCTTTGTATGTTTTCAATCTGCTTGCTAACGGTTTTACCCGCCTCACGAGCAGAATCCAAGCCAGAACTAAGGCCCTTTACGCCATCTGATAAACCTAACGGGTCGGACATATCTCACGTTATTTCACCTATCTAAAGCCGCTTATTCTAGGAGAAAATGCAAACGTAGCTTCCCAAGGATCTGGCTTTGGGTTTATGTTAGCGTCAACTAGTCCACGGATATTCCAACCTAGGTTTAAGTAAAAGCAGCGCTGAAACCCAATAGGCACAATCCAAACAAACTGAAACAAATTATTAGCTTTAACAAAAAGATGTCCGGCTTTTGCATTGTCGTTATCCTTAATAGTAGGATCGCCTTTGTAAGACGTGGTGTACGGTGCGTCTAAATAGAACACGCCAAAGCCGTAGCCTGGATTGCGAATCAACCACTTGATCTTACTTAGATAGCTTGGCGGGTTATTGTTTTCAAAAGCAAAGTCACCGTCCAGTGAGTTATCAGGAGTCTGAAACCATGACAACCACTTGGGTAAACGTGGTCCCATGCCGTACACAGAATGATTATTTAGCCAGCCGGGTTGCTGCGTTGCAAAAATAGGCAGTATGGGAGACAGGATAATGCACAGCAAAGTCACTAATAGGTTTAGCGGAACCATGATGAGGTAGAGTAAGTAGGTCATTATTTAGCCTTTAATGCGGTGATTTCAGCTGCTTGTGCGTCAACTTTTGCGCTAAGTTCTTTAACGGAATTAACTAGCAAATATACTAGCTCTGTGCTATCAAAATGCTTTAAGTCAACACGCTCTGCATCGTCTTTATTTAACTTAACTTTATTAGTGTTAACAGAGCTTGGAAGAACCTGTTCAATTTCATCGGCGATAACACCAAGACCTTTTGTTCCGTCTATGCTATTACCCAAACCATTAAATTCAAAATTCTTAATGTTGATTTGGTTTAGCTCTGTAAGACCTTTTGTATACGGAGTAACATTTTTTTTAATTCTAGCGTCAGACGCAATAATCCAAGCAGTTGTGGAGCCCGTTTTATATGCATTGGCAGCTCCTGTGTATAAAGTATTAGTAGCCGTTATTTGTAAATTCCCAGCCCCAAAACTTGCGGCTAGACCAATTCCAGCAGATCCATCCCATGCGCCAGACGGAAGATAAAGAACACCATTTCCTGAAGCGCCAAGTTGTAGCGCATTTGGAGCTAAGCCAGAACTATAGCCACCAAACGCAACAGTAAATTTTTGATCGCCAGTAGAACCAGCGCCTAATGCTGCAAATGATTGTGCTTGTAACGCGCCACCAAAAGAAGAAGTGCCCGTAGCGGTAAAAGTGTTGTTAGCATTTAAAGCAGCGTACCCAGATAAAGCGGAAGAAGTAATAAGGGCGCTACCGCCAACAGTAGGGGCTACACCAAAAGTAACAGGCGTTGCATTGGTAAACGAATTTATACCACTAAAAGTGTTAGTGCCTGATTGGGTTGCACCAGTAAATGTTAGCCAGCTAGGAGCGGCTGTACCGTTAGATTGGAGTAGCTGTCCTGATGAACCCGCAGAAAGAAACTGGGTTGTGTTTGCGCCCGATTGGTAAACTATTTGTCCTGCACCGCCACCGGCTAAATTACTAGCTAAACTTGCTGTGCCTGATGGATTCCAGTATGGGGCGGCTCCGCTACCACCGCTTGTTAAAACATATCCAGATTGTCCAGGCGCTAAGTAGGTAGTTGCGCCAGCTGCGCTTTGGTATGGGATCGCATTGGCAGACCCGCCAGTTAAATTAGCTGCGCCAACTGCAACCGAAGCATATGTAGAGCTATCTACGTAGTTAACTGCCACCATTGCGGAACCAGTACAGTACGCTATAACGGTAGTCCCGGTAAGAATAGCTAAAGCAGTGCCCCCAGCAGGTTTAAAGTACGCCGTTGCGCTAGAGGCTAAATTGTTGGTAATAATGTAAAGTTTTTGTTTGGCTGGGCAAATAACTGAATTTGCACCCGATTGGACCCCGCCAATAATAATTGCTGCACTACGAGATTCATCCGCTGCCCCGTTAAGATTTGAAAGGGTGTAGTCACTACCTGCGGACATAGTAATTGAAGTTTGGTAGCAAATAGCTTGCTCTAAAAGAGTACCTAAATTTGTATTGGTAGTCGCGCCCCAAACACCCGTCTGTTCACCGTCTCCGATAAGCGCAAGTTTTAAACTATTAGAATACGTTGTCATGATCTTCCTTTAAGCTTGATCGTTATTAATTTGAACCCAGTTAGGGGTTTGGTCGTCTACAATCCTAAACCAGCCACGACCAATTGGGGCGTCTGTTAACGACATTGTTTCTAAAACTACCGGTCTGTAAATTGCAGTGGCTGGCACTGTATCAACGGCAGTAAATGTTTCTACAATTGTTGGGGCAAAAACATACTGCGCTGTAGTAGCGTCTGTTAGTGTAGCGGTATCTGCAGTATCCACACCGTAGAAGAATCCACCAGCCATGTCTTCTGTAATAGTAACAGTTTCTGCTACCGTTGTAATGAACAAGGATGTTACGTCTGGTGCATCGGTTAACGATAAAGATTCAGCTAGGCTTACTGGGTACAAAAACCCAAATAAAAGCGATTCTGTTGTTGTAAACGCTTCAGCAAGAGTTAAATCATAAACGCTGATATTTCCATAATTATCGTCAATTGAGTAGTTCTCAGCGATGTTTAAAAAGAAGTTAAAAGCGTTTGGAACGTCGTCTGTTATAGCAAAAGAATCGGCATAGATACCAGAAAACGCAGCAGACCCCGCATATGCATCAGTAGAAGTAAACGACTCGGCTAGGTCTACTCCAAAAACAGTCCCGCCTAATGCAGCAAATGGCGACTGGGCAAATGCGGTTATTCCAAACATACTAGTCCTTTACGCAATCGCCAAGAAGATGTAAGACCCGCCTGAAGCATTGACTGAAGCATCTGTAGTAACAATGCTAAAACCGCCTGTTATGGTAAATACCCAGTCGTTGTTAAGTTCAGCCGCAGTTGAATTTATTGTTGATCGTGGGTCTGTACCACTTATCATGCCCCTAGCCGTATCCCATGCCCACCAGTTACCTGTGGAATCTGTGCGCTTAATTAATACAAACCTAGCTCCGCCAGTAAAGCCGCAAGAGATATTCAGTGTCGCGCCTGTACCTGTGTAAGAGCCAACTTTAGATACTCCAAGGCAAGTAGCAAATAGATAAGCTACATAAGTACCGCCAGAAGCATTGACACCAGCAAAACTTCCTACAGTAAATGTAGTGCTTGTTGGAGCAGCTTTCCATAATGTTACATCTGCATAATTATTTGTTGTACCAGCGTCAGTCGTATTAAGTAAAAGGTTTAAAAATGATGTAGATGTAAAGTTTGTTCCAGTTGCCCATCCTTGTGTACTAACAGCATCTCTTCGTTTTACGATTAAAAGTTCTGGCGCAACAGTTAGATTATGGTTAAATGCTGTTTGTGTCCCCGTTCCTGTATAGCAAACTTCATCAAAAAATCCTGGTCTGCGAGAGAAGTTCCAAGCTATATCAGAATAATCTCTCCAATCATTAGATACTTGAAAGCCTGTGCTATCCCAAGACAATGAGCCGTTTCCTGCCGCTGCTGTTTCAGCATTTGTGTTTGATTGTTGTAGTTGAATGCCTCTAGCTGTGCTGGTTGTGCTAACCCCACGCAGTCTGTCCATTGAGTTTGGTGTGCCGCCAGGTCTGCCGTATATCCATTGCAAATCAACAGGAAATCCAGTAAAAATTTTTGTACCAAGTGCTGCCTCAAACGCATTGGGACTAAACACACTTGTACCGACAGTAGGTACTTTCATTGGTCTACGGATTGCCATGTAGATGTATGTTTGAGAAGCGTTTAATCCTTGAATATTAAATCCTGTAGCTGTTGGCGTAATGTAATCGTAAGACGCTTCTGCGCTACTTGTATTTGGTTCTAATATTGCATCAGCAGAACCGTTAGGCATACCACGCATATTATCTGCAAGAGTCCAATTTTCTGCTGCTTGCGTGTTTTTAATTAATACATATTGTGGTTCATACCCTAATGATATAGTTGCAGCTCCACTTCCGTTGTTTGTAAAACTACCACAACTAATTACATTATCTGTTCCGCTTGTGCCAAATCCACCAGCGTCATGGGCGAATAGGTAGGCTACATAAGTTCTGCCACTTACATTAGTAGTTTCACCACCTTTAACAGTAAATACAGTTGATGTTGGACTTGTGTCATTCCATTGTGGTTGAGTGCTTGCAGCTGCATCTGTACTTAATCTTAAAATTTGAGTGTTTCCTAAAGACCGATGGTAAACATCCCATGCTGAAGCTGCATCCGTTCCTTTTACAATCATCATTCCTGGAACAGAACCAAGATTGTGAGGAACAGTCATTGTTGTTCCTGTACCAGTATAAGTAACTACATCAAAAAACTTAGCTTGTTCGGCAAATGTCCAAGAGCAGTAGTTATATGCTGTGCTGCTGTTTACTGGTGACCAAGAACCAAGACTAAAACCATTTGGGCTAAACGCAGTCAAGCCACCCGTTTCAGTCGCCTGTGCGTCTGTAGTATTTGAGCATAGTGTTTTTTGAACGCCCCTAGTTGTGTCAAATAAAGCATGGATAAAGCCAGCAGTATTTCGTGCTTTCATCCAAACTAAACCACCTTTAACTTCAGCGGTAGTTGTTCCAGTAAGATTCCATTCGCTCATAGCTACACCAGCTACTGTATTTTCAATTCTCCAGTATCTGTATGCTGTTGTGTTGGCAAAAGAAAAAACACGAAATGTTCCAGCATTCCAGTCTGGGTAGCTTGTACTAATATCCGTAAATGTAGCTATGGTTGTCCAAGTAGAAGCATTATTAGATGCTTTAACAATAAATGCTTGCGGTGTGTTGTAAACTTGTACACCTCTTACGCCTTGCGGTGATATGTTATACGCTGTTACAACAGCAGGATTTACAAGATCTACGTAAACATCAAAAAAAGAACCCCCCACATAGGCAATATTTTGAGCATTAGCTATTTCTACTACGCCATCAGTAAGATTTCGCATTGGAAAGCTATTATTAAAAGCAGCGCCTAAATTAGTAACGGTATAACCCGCTAGACTAAATTGACTACTACTAGCATTACCAAGTGGGATCCCGTTAGCAACGCTTAATGATTGTGGGCTACTTGTATACAAATAAGTAGAAAAAACATCTTCAATATACGGGCCAGCAGAACTGCCAATAGAAGCAAGAACGCCTTGTAAGATCCCAGCCATTAGGTTAGCCCTGTACCAGAAATAATCCAACCAGTAGATGTTATTTTAATTGCTGTAGCAATACCGTTAGCCGCTAGAGTTCTGTTTCCTGTAGTTCCAGCACCAGCCAGCCACATCGTATCGGATGTAATAGCAATCGTAATCACGCCAGCGCCGTTCTGGTTAATAAATGTAACCGCAGTTCCCACGGGAAACGCAACGCTTGAATTAGCAGGAATTGTCCAAGTTCTTGCGGTTGTATCGGCAACTGGGTGGAATATTTGTTCGCCTGAATCGCCTAAAACTAGTGTGTAAGCAGCGGACTGAATGTTTTGTGGGATAGTTAAATAACCAACAGCGTTTGTGCCGTCAACAGTACAGTTAGATAAGCTACCAGTAGCTGAGCCTGTACCACCTTTAGTTGTACCCAATACACCAGCAGCAGAAACGCCTGGGGCTAAATTACTTAGGTCGCGTGGAATAGTCATAATTATTCCTTATTCTGCCAACACTCGGTCCATTGATGTCTGGCTGATTGAATTAGACGCTACCAAATACGCCAACAACTCAGTTGTATATGGACGCTCTTGTGGTGTCTGAAACTCAATCTTTGCCGTAACAATTTGCTGTGTGTCGTTGTTATCCCAGCGAGTCTTGTCAGTCAGTGTTAAGCCTGCACGAACACTTGCATCGTCCCATGTCTGTGGGGGAGGTACAGGTGGGGCTGGGGGAGGGGGTACAGGTTTTGGAACTAACTGTCCATCTACCCATCCATCACCGTTCTGTGCCTCATCAGGAACTAGAGTATTGTATAAAGCCGCAACTTCGCTCGTATAGCAATTGTACGGATCAGCATCAGGGCAGATGTCGTGAATAACTTCGTTTTCAATCCATGCATATTTCATATTAGAACCCCTCTGTCCATGCAAATATAATTACGCCATTACCACCTGCACCGCCTGTGGCGTTTGAAGCAGATCCGCTAGCGCCAGAACCGCCGCCACCGCCACCGCCCACTCCCCCGCTACCGCCTGGAGCGTAGAGACTGTAACCAGAACCACCGCCGCCGCCGCCAAAACCTCCGTTACCAGCGAACACATACGCAGGGCTAACGTCTTGATAACCGCCGCCACCGCCGCCGCCGCCCCAACCTCCGTTGCCAGATGATGCATTGCTTCCACCACCGCCGCCACCGCCACCGCCATAACCACCAGACCCTCCGAATTTATTATTTCCACCACCACCGCCACCACCGCCAGCGGCTCCGCTTTGTCCAAAAGTTCCAGTACCGCTACCTGCGCCGCCGCCACCAGTTGGTCTAACATTATTAGCGTAATTTAAAAAATTATCTGCGTAAGGCATTGCGCTTACTGCACTGGGAGGGTTTCCGATATATTGAACAGTAGTCGCACCGTTACTAAAAGGGTATGAAGGACTACCACCTAATGGATTGCCACCAGCTCCACTAAGTTCACCGTTATTACCAACTACGGCAGCTACACCGCCATTTCCTTCAGAGCCGCCGCCACCACCGCCTACTGCACAACCATTTACAAAACCAGAATCGCCGCCTTGACCATAAAAGCCACCGCCACCTGCGCCGCCAGTTATGGAACTACCGCTTGTGCCGCTTGAATCTACGTTTCCTCCACGACCATAAAAGCCACCGCCACCTGCGCCACCTCTTGGTTGTCCACTAGAGGCGCTTGCGTTGATACAATCACCGCCTTGACCGTAAAAACCTGCACCGCCGCCGCCGCCGTTACATTGTTGGCTACCAACTTGACGGGCATCTCCACCTCGACCGCCAAAAACACCGCCACCGCCGCCAGCACCGTTATTAGTAGAACCAACTGAGGTACAAATACCGCCAGATCCTCCTGTGCTTGATACAAGACCACGGATTAAGCCTGTAGTAGATACTGTTCCGCCAGTAGTTCTTGCGTTATTGGAACCGCTTCCAGGAGCCCTTGTTCCGCCACTGCCTCCAGTACAACTAATAAGAGTCGCAATAGATGTTGTTCCTCCTGAAGATCCAGCGGTATCAATAGTACCGCCCGCTCCTCCAACACCAACAACACCCGAAATTACTTGTCCAGGGACAACATCAATAATTCCTCTTGCGGCAGCTCCTGCTCCGCCTCCATTACCGCCACATCTAGGGGTAATACCAGTCCCTCCACCGCCACCGCCGCCAGCACCTGCTATAAAAAACAGTACTTGGTATACGTTTTGTGGGACAGTAAACGAATAGTTGCCAGTTGTAGTAGATTCAACACAATTTTTCCACTCTGGTGGAGCTACACGAGTTGCGTAATTTGGTGGCAATGAAACGCCATACATTCCTTTATTCATCTTAGTAGTCTCCGCCTAAAGCTGTTACACGAACACCAGTTTGAGTTACTGAAGTAGTAGCTCTTACGGAATATCCTGTTGGTAAGTTAATTGGTAAAATATTTGCGTTTGTATTACTTGAGATTACAGTTTGAAACGCTACTGCTGTTGTAGAAGACGTAATTGCCTGCACTGGAATCTGTGTATACAAAACGTAATTAGTGCCATCAAAAATAAAGATGTTGACGATACTGGCTACCGTTGTAGCTACGCCTTGAACGTCAATGTAGTCGATGCGTGAGCCGCTAGCGCCAGCGGTAAAGACCGTGCCAACTGTAGATGGTGCAGTTAAAGAAGTATCAGCTGTCGTTAAAAGAGCCGATCCTATCTTGGGTGTTGATGCATATTGTGCTGATGTTGACATGTGTTGCTCCTTAAATTAATCCAAAACCATCGGAATTTTGTGTTGGTGGTGTATTGCCACCGGTAAACATTGTTACAAAGGCTTGCGCTCCGCTAACAATATTTTGAAAAGACGGGGCTGATGTTCCATTACTTATTAATGCTTGACCCGCTGTTCCGTTAGGAATAAAAGCAGTAGATCCTGGGCCTGTTTGGTACGGGATTTGACTTGCAGCCCCGCCCGATAAAGCGCTTGCGGTACCTACACTACTAATACTCATTGCAATTGTTTCTACAATATCACCAGCACTAGCCGCAGCAGCTAATACAATCGTAGTTCCGTTTGAGGCAGTGTAATCTGAAGCGTTTAGCAGTACGCCGTTTAAAAATACCTCAACATATCCTACAGTGTAAGAAACGGTAAATGACGTTTGCCCGCCTGTGGCTGTAAATGAAGTTCTTGTATACGCGCCTGTAACAGAAACTGCAGACCATGTTGGAGGAGCGCTGGTTCCAGCAGAAGTTAATACTTGTCCAGCCGTACCATAAGAGCCGTTAAACGCAATAGCGTTGGTTGAGTCAATGGTCATTGCATCGGTTGGATTGCTATTAGTTACAAAATGAATTGGGTTTGCTGATGTTGTACCAATAGCTAATTTTGTATTAACAGCATATAAATAAACAGAGTTTGCCGCATTAAGGTTACTTGTACCAGTAAAGTTGGAACTATTCATTCCAAAATCGCCAAAGTACGACGTAGCAGTACCTAGGTTGTTACTTACAATAAAGTCGGCTGAAGCTGCTGTTCCATTACTTTTGTTTTCTACGATTACTTGGGCATAGCTATTTACGTCGGTTGCGTAAGAAGCGGCTATGTTTGTATCGGAATAAAGTAAAGACCCAATAGCATACGCTCCAGAAGAAGCGCTTGTATTAATGCTTTGAGTAGCTATGTATCCTGGCGATGTTAAATTTGCTCCGTTATACACTAGCGCTGAAGAAGTGCCAAGAGGCGAAGTACCGTTACCGTAAGGAATATACCCAGCAGTGACCGTTGTTAGCCCTGTACCGCCATTAGCAACGGGCAATGTGCCTGTAACACCGGTAGTAAGTGGTAGTCCTGTAGCATTAGTTAGCGTAGCAGAAGTAACTGTACCGAGAGCATTAGCATTTCCACTTGCGTCTAAATTAACAGATTTTCCAGAAGGGTAAGTAACAAATACTGTTACTGCGCCTACAAAAGTAACTGCGCTTCCAGAGTTACTAGAAGATAAAATGGTTGTGCGAGTTAATGTAGGCCCAGTAGTTGAATACGTGCCAATACCTACTTCCCAATTACCAGTAGCATCAAATGCACTATAGTAAGTTGTGTTGGTATTACCAATAACCGCAAACGACTGAAACCCAGCTGTCGTACTCGTTAAAGTAAAACTAATTGTAGTGTTAGCCGTTCCAGTTTGTTGGACACGATCCGCTAGTATTAATGCCATATTAGGCTCCTATTAGCCAGCTGCTGATAAGGTGTAGCTCACGTTAATTGTGTCACCAGAAGCAACTACTTTAGAACCAGCGGTAAAGTCACCAGCACTAAACAAAACGCCAGTAGTGTTATCAATTGCAGATGTACCACCAACGTTAATGAACGCGCCAGCAACAGTGCCAGAGCTAGTCATGCTAAATGTAACAGCAGCGCTTGTTGCTAAAACGGATGGGTTTGCAGTAGTAGCCGCACTAAATACTGGAGTCTTGCGTGTGCCAGAATAAGTAGGTGCGTTAGCGTTACCAACTTCTAACCATGTAGCGTGACTTGCTTGTGTATCTGCGTAAGCTGCTGTACCTGTACCTTTTAAGCCCATAACAATAGCGCCGCCACCGATATTTGCAAAGTATGAGTTCATCAAGCTTGCACGGCCAACGTTAGTTGTCAGGTTTTTGAAAGTATCAGACCATTTTAAGTTACCTTGTGCGTCAAAGCACTCGGCTGTATAAACGCCTTCTAAACCGACAGTCTCAGTTTGACCAGCGCCACGGGTAACAGTCGCTTCTACACTGTCTCCGAATTTTGCTTGTTCATTGCTCATAAAAACTCCTTAAGTAAATCGAATGATGGCGTCTGATGCATTGTTCGCCGGAAAAGTAATTGTAAAACTATTTGTAGCTGTTTTATCTGCTCCAAAATCCAAGACCGCAACCGCCGCATTAGTAGTGCTATTATAGATTAATGCACCCCTAGTAGTAAAGCTTGCTGGGCTCCAAGTCACGTTCGCAAACGAAAGAAAAGCTACTTGCCCGCTGGTTGTGGGGCCTATAGGGGTTAAAACTCTCCCTCCGGCTGTGTACCCAGTACCAGTGATCTCGTTCACAGTTGTATAAGTAAGCGTCTCGTAACTTAAGTTAGCCAAAGCAGTATAGAGCGCTATCTTATATACATAAGGGGTTCCAGAGGCAAAGTTCTCCAAACCGCTTAAACAGTTCTTTTGAAAATTTGTACATTGTCCTTGCTGTATTGGCATTATGGATTAACCTTAATCTTAGCTTGCCCGTCCCGGTACGCATCGCCCCGCTCAAGACCAGTTCCAAGGCGATTTAGCTGTTGTACAGCCTCTTGGTATTTGTTTTCATAGTAAGACACCAAATCCGCTTCGCCCTTCATAAACAGCATGGCTTCCCGCATGGCCCCGTAGAACAATACTGGGTCGTAGTTATCGCCTAACCATGAGGTTCCTGTAGCATTATTGATAGCAAATACAGGAATAGAAAAACCAGTACCAGCCCCTAAAGAGCCTAAGTCAGCTGCGGAAGCGCTTAAAACGTCCCCGGCAACGTAAAAACTACCACCGTTTTTAAGGCTAACAGAAGTAACTATATTGCCAGAAACAACAATATCCGCCGTAGCGTCGCTACCTGTACCACCCGTTAAAGCAACGTTTTGATACACCCCGTTAGTATAGTTAACACCCCCTGCTAAACTTAATGCGTTTAGCGAAGTAATCATGCCCTGCACAATAGAAACTGGGTAGTAATAGTAGTGTAGTTCTACGTTGTAACTAGCGTCGGGGGTAGGCCCGACAATAAACGACAGCTCATTAGGAACGGAATACTGATTACCAAAAAGGGCGTAATAACGAGGTTCGCCTAAGCTTGTTGGTTTAGGGTATGCCGCCCGAATAAAGTTAACGTCTTTGTTTAACAGATATTCATAGCTACCATCAGCCCTTATTACCGCCAAAGAAAAAGAAGAAAGGTAGTCATTTGGTGCTGATAAATAAGGATTGCTTGTAGTTAAAGTACCCGTAACGTTTCTACGAAGCGATGGAATCTGAACAGAATTGTATACGCGATCCTCTGCCTCTTGGACAAAGCGGGGGATGTTATATACAAATAGCTGCTCAGTATTTTCCGAGTAGTCTTGAATCGCTTGGTATAGTTGCGAGTAGTTCATTAGGGTTTACCCTTAAGCCATTGGTCCGCGGGATGTATAGCCTTTAGTAGCAGCGCCATGACCACGTTGTGCAACACCAGATGTTTTAACTTCATCCATTTGGCTTTTGAACACTTGACTACCAACAGACATCTTAACTGAATCTACGCAGTTGCCGGATTTAGTAACGCTATCTTTAGCCGTAGTCATAGCTTTGCCGTCCATAGTATGGGGTGCAGCGTATACGTCAGCAGAGCCTACTTCTTTACCGCCTTTTTTCATAGAGAATTTAGCCATGATTATCTACCTCTTTGAGCAGCGCATTTGGCCAGACCGCGACCCATAGACTTCATGTTGGCATTTGTTTTACCAACGCCGTTTTTAATTGGACCATTCATAGTTTTAACTGTTGGGCCTGAATCACCTAAGTTTCTACCTTTTGTTTTGCCTTTGGTTTCGATACCATTAGCGCCTTTTTTAAATGTCATTTTCAACTCCTTAAGTTGTCGTAATTGTTACCGTACCTACTTGCCCTGCTGCAATCAAGTAATTTGGCGTTAGAAGGCTATCAAACTGACTAGCACCACCTACAGGTGCCCAACCCCACTGGATTACTCTACTGCCTTCTGCTGGGAACCCATTTTCATCAATAGAATTATTGTTTCCACCAGTAATTTGTAGCCCAGTTTGTCCTGATGCGAGGTAACTTACATCTGGTCTTGGCTCCCGTACTGCCTGTGGGTCATTGACCGGGTACATACCTAATTGTAACTGAGGTTGATCTGGTTCCCAACACTCTGGACAAACTTTAATACTTACCTGTTTGGTCTTAATCGTAAGCTTTTTAAGCTGTACTAGTTTATATCGCTGCCCGCAACGGTCGCATTCCGCAATCGAGTGTTTACCCGAACTATACTTTGATGGCATAGATTACCTCGAATAGAACAAATTTCTAGGCACAAATCTTACTGGGGCGGTTTCTCGATCTTCTGCAGCGGCCAACGCAAACTGTTCTTCATAGTCTTGTTTTAAGCCCATAACCCGTTGTGCATCTACCCCCTGGAGCTTAACGCTCAACATGTAAGATAGCCCTGCTACGAAACAATTAATGAACCGGAACGGAATATCCTGGATAGTCACACCATCCCCAGCGTCTTGTAATCTACGCATTCTCCAGTACACCAAAGTGTAAGGACCGCCACCAGAGTCAGGCGTAGGCCAGATGTTTACGCATGGTAGGTTCTGAACATATACCGAAGCCCCAGCATTATGGGTTGTTGCTGTTGTGCCGTTCTGCCCACGCGAGCAGTTTAATAGCTGGTTGCCGCTAATATTAGTATATCCAATGGTTTCCGCATCGATTTTTACAAATCCTGTAGACCCTAATTCGGCTGTGCTAACAAGGTTAATCGTTGTATCTGTGGCAGATATTGAGGGGGTGGTTGTACCTGCAGCTACTGTTGTAGACGCTGTGCCGTTTGTCAGTGCTGTTTGGCGGTTAAACCATACCTGAATAGGGCGCCCGTTTGCTAGTTTGTTAGGAATAGTAGAGTAAGTGGACTCAGAAATACGGCTAAGATTAATATCTGTTTGGTTCGAAGCGTTTCCGTTACTTGTCCGGGTTACCAAATCCAAAATGTCAATGGTATCTGCAGGAACGGGATAAACGCCTTGGTTTGCTACCAAAGGAATGGCGCACTCTTCAATCGTCCATAAGTTAATACCGCGATTAGCCCACTCGATTGTCATCAAGTTAATAGACCTACGGGCAGTACGTAAATCGTATCCAGTACGCAGCTCTTGTCCACACCGCTCAAAAGCTTCTTCAACAAGCTCAGAGAGGTCTAGATTAAATGCGGTCTGTCCGGACGTAGTCGCCATTATTTTTTCTTCGCTGTTTTAGCTGATTTAATAAAGTCCGCTTTAGTAGGCGCACCCTTAGACCCAGGCTTACGCATCTTTTCACCAGAGCCAGCCTTAATACGTGCTTGCTTTTTATGAATGTTCTCGTAGAGCCCAACTTTACCACCTTCTTTATAAACTTCAACATCGTTCGGGTTATCTTTGCGAACAACCATTTTGCCTTTAGGCATTTTAGAAGGGGCAATATCGCCCATACCACGAGAAGCTCTCATACCATTCTTCCTTTAGTTTTACCTTTAACACAACAGCCGTCAGCACGTTTTGAGGCTGAGGATACTTTGCCGCCTTTTTTCATAGCAGTTGGTTTTGCGCCGCCAGCATCAATCTGTGCTTGCATTGCTTCCATTTTCTTTTTGTTTTCTTTTTCTGTGTCGCCGCTAACCATTCCTAGTAAGCGATCACGTTCTGTAGGCATAGCTGCACCAAACCCCATATTTTTTAGGTTATCGGCGCCTTGTTTTAAAAAGTCCATATTAAGCCCTTGTCTTTCCGCGAATAGCGCAACCATCAGCACGTTTGGAAGCAGAAGACTTAATCATACCGCCTTTAGCCTTTTCAACAGGCTTGACTTCTTTTTCTTCTTTTTCTTCTTTAGGCTCGTTACCCATCATCTTCTGGAATTTCTTTTCCATTGGGTTGTTCTTCATACGTTCAGAGGCAGCTTTGTTCTGCTCATCTGTACCCATGATTTTATCTTTGAGAGTCTTCAAGATTTCCATGATTAACAAGCTCCGCCTTTTTTCATTCTAACTTCTTTACCTTTGGTTAAGCCTTTTTTGGCGATACCATTAGCCGATTTATGACCAGCTGCGAGGCCACCACTTGCCATCTTCTTAGGTGCACAAGCCATGCCGCCTTTTTTGAGGGTAGCTAGATCCGTCTTTTTGCCACCGTGCTGTTGTTTGTCATGCATACCAACGGCTTTTTTGACAACCTTCTTGTCCATCTTGATGTCTGAATGGGCAGTGCCGCCTTCTTTCATAAAACCCATTTTGTTGCGTACCGTTGTAGGTAGCTTAGCCATACCTGGGTTCTTTTTCATGTCTACTGGTTTCATAGTTCCACCTTCTTTAAATGTTTTGCCTTTGTCGGCGTTGTTAAAATCTTTACCTACGGATTGTGAGACCCCTACCTTCTTGGCAAATGCGGGGCTATGTGCAACAGCAGCCATAAAGTTACGCTGTTTTTTACTTGTTGACGGCATCTTTTTTACCTAGCCAACGTTGAACAGTTTTAGTTTCATAGATACGAATAGCCGTCCAGACTATAGTAAAAATAGCGGCAATGGCTGGCAACATATCTGCAAGGGTTCCTAATACGGTAAGTACAGAAGCAAAATCAATAATATGCTTGCTCGCTTCGTCCATGTTCATAAATGGGTCTTTCATTAGCATTTCCACCGTTTTAGAGCTGCCGCCTTGCGTGTAGGCTTACCGTTCTCATCTTTCATCGGCCCTTTAACTCCAGACATCCGGGCACAAAAAGACTTTTTCCGAGAGCCGCCTTCTGGTTGCGGAGCTTTTAGATTAGATCCTGTAGCTGCATTATACTTTGCTCTGCCTTTGGCGGTAAGCCCTGCGCCCTTAGAGACCGGGAGCTTTTCACCTCTACCAATGGCAAGAGACGGGGCTTTTTTAGTAGCCATTATGCGGCATCCTTTTTTGACTCTAGAGAAGTCATTAGCGGGTATAAATAGTCGTCACCAAATGCACCGGCAAACTCTTCCATACCCATATGGCCTAGCTTAATTGTTGGGTCAATCCAAACCTCAAACCCTAACTCTCTAGCACGGTCACAGAACAAAAAGTCTTCGCCAATATAGGTACCCTCTTTTAACGCAAAGTCAAAGAATGCAGTAATCTCATCGCCGACTTTCTTCTCGTCATGATAACGCCACTCAGGGTGCGCCTCATATAACTTTTCAAATACTTCCCGGCGAATAATCATAAAGGCTGTAGCTACACGCTTGGCTTTAACCAAACCCATGTGGTTCATTAGAATATTTTCATCTTCATCAGTATCTAATGTAGAGATATAGACTTTGCCTTTTTTGCGGGCTACTGGGATACCAGCAACGATACCCTTTTTAGGGTCACTATTCCATGCCATTAAACGGAAAATGTCTTCAGCTTCAAAGTTAATATCCGAATCAATAAACATAAGGTCTGTGCAATCTGAGTCTAAGAAATCTTTAGCAATTAAATTGCGTACCCGAGAAACAACAGAACATCCAGAAATATTACAGATCTCGATGTCAACACCATGCTGCATAGCACGAGTGCAAAAAGAAGCCAGCGATATAGCCAGCTTTGCAGTTACTTTAAAGTCGTAAGTTGGAAGACCTAACATAATCTTCCGCCCTACTAAACTATACGAACCCTGCATTTGAGTCGTTTCTGACATTTTTTATCCGTAGTAAATTTGTGCTGCGCCTAAATTAGTCATCAATGCGTAAATGCCATTAGTTGCTAAAACACCTTCGCCTGGAATGACAGGGGCATTACTAAATGTATCAGTAGCATCATTTTCATATGTCATTAACCATCTGTTGCCACCGCTTACATATGCTGCTGTTGCAGTATTAGCTACAGTCCCACTGTTAATATCAGTTAAGGTAAATGTATTTGCAGTAAGTCTAGTAATAGAATAATTACCGTCCGTTGCTGCTACACCACTAGCCGAATTAAAATGAATACCTACAACATCACCAGTATTTAGTCCGTGAGATGTTTTAGTTACTGTTACTAAAGTTCCTGCACGTTCATAAGTAACGCTTGCAGTTACTGGGGCTGTAGTTGTATCAAACAACACTAAAGTACCATCTGCACCAGATCCGTACCAAGAAACACCTTTAACACGATTGCGCCCAAGAACAAAGAAACCGCTTTGGTTTAAATG